TGAACTTGGGTATAGACAATGGTCATACCAGGTAGGTGTTGGCGGCTTGGCGTTGTTTGGGGACTTACCCATCTTTTGCGAGCTATACAAAGCGTACAAAAGAAATGGTGTTGACAGCAACGTAAATGGGTCATTGGTAATATCTGATTCTGGGTTCATGCGCATGTGTGCCAAGCCGCGTGTTCGCGGCGAGTTCCGTGGCACCATATCCGACCATACGCGCATTAGCTTCTACAGGGCTTTTGGCTACCCTCCTTCGATGCAGATTGAGATGGAAAGAGATCTAGCCACCGCTGATTACAGTGGTTTGGTTGATCATCCCGTAAACATTAGCGTGGGTTGCGGTCTTTTCACTCTCTGAACCACTCGGGGATATATACACCTGGGAGTTGCACTCGTTATCAAGCAACTATATATCATACACATTATACTTATAAGTTATACTTAATAAACACATTACATTAACAATATGGCCAAATCCAGAAATAAGAACAACAAGGGAGGCTCCACTGGAGCTGCGCCCAAGATCACCGGCCAGGGGGATTACAGAACCTCAATCGCCGACATCAAACAGCGGTTGGACCGCGTTTTGCGGCTTGCTCCGAAAGGCAGTTTTGGCCGGGCTGGTACTGCCGCTGGAATGGCTTTTGGCGGCCCTGCTGGAGCTGCTGTTGGCGGCGCGATAGGGCGCGGCATTTCAGCAATCACCGGCTACGGTGATTACGAGGTGAAGGAAAACAGCCTTTCAACTTTGTCCACTTCTGTGGACACTGTTCCACAGTTTGTGAGGAACGACCACGCTGTTCGTGTTATTCATCGCGAGTATGTTAAGGATTTGCAGGTCCCCACAACACCCGCCAATTTCACGAACAACACTTTTGTGATCAATCCTTCCAATGCTGAGCTTTTCCCCTGGCTGTCATCCATGTCTAAGCAGTACCAACAATACAATATCCGAGGTATGATTGTGGAGTTTAAGTCTATGTCGTCAGATTACGCGGCCTCAGGACCACTTGGCACTGTGGCAATTGCTACCAATTATAACGTTAGTGATTTGCCTTTTGCCACTAAAATTGCTCTTGAGAACAGTGAGTTCGCAGTTTCCTGTAAGCCTAGCATGTCGCTCATGCACGCCATAGAGTGTGATCCTGAATTTTCAGGACGTAAATACTATTACGTGCGTGATGCTGCCACTGAGGGCACGGGAGTTTCGGACCCACGCCTGTACGATATGGGTCTTCTACAGATCGCCACAAATGGCCTGCCAGGCAATGCCGGCACTACTCTTGGAGAAATTTGGGTTTCTTATGACATTGAGTTCACCAAGCCCATCCTGCCTAGCCTTATTACAACCAATCGCCGTCCTATCATTGGAGACGGCACTGATGGCGAAGCTACCACCATTTCCGGTAATGTTCTCACGTCTCAGGTTGATGGCACCACGTCTTTTGAAAATGGTGCTATCGCCAGAATCATGTACACACAGGACCAGCCTGCTTACTATGCTGGACTTGGGGGAGACGGTGACATCTTCCCACTGGGCAATGGTGATGCACCCATCGTTAAGTCTCTTGATTCGGCCATGGATGGATCTGTTGTTACTATGGATATTCTTGGCGGCATTGAGGCCAAGCGTGACGGTTTTTACAGTGTTACGTACACCATGTACAATGACATTTCAGCTGGCAAGAACCACTTCAACGTTCCTGCCCAGGACTGCTATCCGCATAGCTTTAATGTATCAGGGACTGGAGCCGTTAGCGTTGCCACGGTTTCAGGCTTTGCTTCACATTATGCTACTGCTGAGACCACTCGCACTGCGGTGCCTATGTTATCCTATACTGTGAGCTACTTTGTTTCTGGATGTGGTCCTACTGGCAGCGCTGGGAATACGGTGAGCCTTGTGCCACCTAAGGTGCGCATGCATTCTGGCGGTCTAGTCGATGCCAATTATTCCACTTGCGAGGTTACTTGGCTTCAGTACCAGAATGCCCTAGTCTTGGATGAATCTTAATTAGGAACTTGGGACTCCCCACTGCCGACCATAGCGCTTATCATGGATAGACTTAATTAGATTGCCATATTACTGTACATATATTCAATGCCTTATTTAGTTTTCAGGCACGGCGCTTAACGCCACCTGCCACTCCGTGTTGGGGCAGGCTGCTGGTTTCGTCAACCACCCTCCACCATTTTGGTGGGCGACAGCCGCATGGATTATGTACAGACAAAACAAAAATTTACAAAATACCAAAAACAATATTTTTGCCATTAACCAAATGGATTCCTGTGTGTGTCAGGAGCGCCACTTCATGAGTGGCAACAAGGCCGGTATGGTTTTAAGGTGTGTGGGGGTTAAACTGCACACTGTAGC